CAAAAACAATATCTACTTTATTAAGTCAAATGTGAATATTCATTCTAATTGTAATCTTCATATTCACTAATTACTTCATAAATTAACTCAGATTCCACTGGCATAGGTGGAATATATACATTATCGTCGTACTTGTTTAAACTATCATCAAGTTCATTTATTATTCCAAAAATAGGATCTATGAGCCAATTATCACTGACATCATCTATTATACAATCTTTTAAAATGGATAGAATTACCACTAGTAATGCTCTTTGTCTTTCGTTGACAGCATTAAACAACCTTTTAATGGACATGAGTATGTTATGATATAAATTTTGTGATATATGATGATTTCCTGAGACTATTTCCTCAACATGATCTCCAAAAAGAGCTTTTAATTCACTTTTTATTATTTTATCTTTCAAATTCCCTGAAAATCCTGGTAAAACGGATGTTCTCATTTTCCTGGAACTTGTTACTTGTTTTATTTTCATGTCTTTTTGCTTCCTCATGCTAATAGTAAACTGGGACCAAAACTTATTTTTTTGTACCAATTCAGATTTTCTAAAGAAATATTTTTTGTATCTTTCTGGGTTAGGAATGCCATTTTCCTTTAACACTTTTATTTGGTATTCATAAGCTGCCTCATCTGACTCAAAGGACATTAAAGTTTCTTCATTAACTTTTTTGTCTTTACTTTTCCTAGCAGCTTTCTTTTCCTCTGATATTTTTTTACTTTCCTCACTGTCCTTCTCCTCTTCTTCATCACTATTTATTGTGTCTTTTGTTACTTCAATGTTTTTTGAAACTTTTTTTGTTTGCTTCCCAAATTTGTAGTCTAGTAGTGATTTCTCCGGTATGAGGGATCCAGGATAAATAGAAACATGCCATAAGACACCAAATTTGTCTTCTTCTTCAGTATAGGATCCATAACCTAACCAAGGAATGTATCTGGGTGATTCTAAACTATATATACTTAATGTGCTATAGTCTGTCATTAAAGTTTGTTCTTGCATGTATCTTAAACTATATTCGTCAACAATATTAAAGCTCTCTTCATCATTATCATCATCCCAACTTCTTTCATTAAAATTTTCAGGGTCTTCACCTCCTGTTATTGCATCGAAATTATCATCGAACTCATCTTCATCAGAGAAAAAATAATTCCTTTCCTTTAAGGATTTTAAATCGACTTTAGTTTCTATATATTCTATATCATTTTTAAATTTCTTAACTTTTTTATTTAATCTTTCAATTAAAGGTTGTATGGATTTTTTTACAACCAATATCTGTCTCAAATTGAAAACTTCTAAAAATCTTTTCTGTTTTTTTAAATGATTAATACAAGCGAATATAAACATTGCTTGATTTGGAAGTTTATTTTTATTTGGTTTAAATAAAGCACAATAAATGTTATCTTTACGGTTTTCCCAAAAAACACCTGGATTGTCATTTTGAGCTCTTAAAAAAAGTTTAGTTAAATAATTGGCCATATCCTCAGGGTTAACATTACACTCTGAAAACAAGGCTAATTTCTTGCAAATTTGATGTTTAGATTCTTTTAATTTTTCACCTCCTTTAATTTTTGGAAATTCTTCAATGGCAAGCAAAGCAGCCTTCATCATGGTATAAAAGAAATCTAAAACTACATTAATATTCAATTTATTGACATCTTGGTAAGACAAGCTTGAAAAAACAACCTTTAATAGGGTTATGGCAGATGCTGATGATTGAATTCCCAATTTGTCAATAATTTTATTTAAAATAACAGAATCTGACTCAGAAATTTGATCCCTTCTTAACATGTTGTCTATTACAATTTTCTCCCTAAATGTTAACCTGGCAAAACTGCATTTATCTACTAAATCTAATACTGGTATGTCCTTGTAAGACTGAGTTTCTAGTAAAGCTTGTCTTGAAGCTAAAGGATTTACATTTGACCTATATCTAAGTTTCCCTAATGAATCACCTATCATTAAGGCTTTAGTCAAAGATCTATCTGAACCAAGTAAGCCTTCTCTTTCATACTTGTCTTTGAATGACATGGCGCTCAAATGACCATCATCTAACATCACAGTTTTATATAATTTAGATGACAATATATTTCTAGAAAGTAGATCTTGATCTATTTTTAAATTTTCTTCAAACAAAGATTCTTTTAAATCAGATAAGTTGTGTTTTTCATAAAAATCTGGATTTATGTCATAATTTTGATAAATTTCGAAGTCCACAGGATCGCCATTAAATGTGAATCCTTTTTCAGTTTTAATAACAACTTTAGATTGTGCTTGAATGAAATGAACTATACTACTTTTTATCATCATTCCTTTGTAACCGGGTCCTACTACTATTGGTTGATTCAAGTCACTGAATGCAATTTTATAATCTGCAGTATCATTGATACTATAAACAGGAGTTAAATCTATAATGCCACGAGTATTTACAAAGTTTTTGAACAAAAACCAAACTTGATCAATATATTCTTCAGATGAAATCTCAAACAGCATTAATATCCCTTCATCTCCTCTGGATAGAGAAATATTACCAAACATAGTATGCAAAGTAAATTCGCTTTGTCCATACCAAACATTGAATGATCTGTACTGCTTTGTTTGATATGTAGCAAAGGGTAAATTGGTTTGGAATTTCTCAAATTGTTGTAAATTAATCATCTTTAAAATTTCATCAACCATATTTGACATTTCATTCTTGTGTTCACACTTTGGACATTTGGCATTTTCTTTTATCTTAGCTATCATCTTTGCTGTCAACTTCTCTGTATTCAATAGAATTTTTAACAACAGGTAATAATGCTTTAAACTATCATAATTAAAATTCCATAGTTTAAATTGGTCAATGGTGAAATATTGGGGTTTTTTTGAAGAAACATAGTATCTCCTAGTTGAATAAAAATTCATATAAGTCCAGAATCTCTCTATGGTGTCAACAGAAATTCCAGATGGCAAAAAACAATAGGAACTTCTAACCTTCTCAAGATCCTTACTGCTAAGTTTCATCAAGAAATCTAGGACATCATACTTATCACTTTTTGGTAAATGATTTTGAACCCAATTAGTTAGAGTTTCCATTTTTATATGATCATCAAACATAAATTTTAAATCATGTTTACTGTTAAAGGCCATCAACTCATTAATAGTTTGGAAACTTAAACCTAACCCTATATTTTGGAAGGTGCTGTAATTAATAGGTTTACATGTTTTGTTGCTCCTTATTGTCATATCAGACATTTTAATGTTAATACTTTCAGCTGCAGTCATATAGTTGTGGAAGTTAGATTTTGGGTAATCAACAATTTCAGATTGGATACTCAAGGATTTTAAAACAGAGTAATATCTTGTGAATCTTTTCAAAGTGCATTGTTTGTCTTCCCCTTTTACCATGTAAGTAGTACTAAAAAGAGTCATTACATAAATTTGACACATGTCTACTCCAGAAAGAGAATAAACATAATCACTATTGTTCAATTGAGAATAGTGTTGCAACTTTTTACCTAATGTCCTTTTAGGATGACAGGCTGAAATTAATTTTATTTTTTCTTGGTCTTCTAATTCAAGATCTAGAACAAATGAATGTCTTTTATAATAAGGTATTTTATAGTTAACTTGGGTTCCTTTACCAGGGAAGTAGTCACCGCACAGAGCTATATAAGTTTTTATTCTAAATGCTCTTTCTCTGTCATCTTCTATATAATCCAACATTATCTCTTGAGAATCTGCTCCCAGTAAGATTAAGTGTATTGGGTGCATGTTGAAAACACCTCCAAAAGCTAACGGCATTTTTGATAAATTTTTATTTCTTGGAAGATGATAAAATTTCCTTATCATTTCTGACATACTAATCATAGTTAAATAACACTGGCTCATACTAGCGCCATTAGAAAACAATTCCACTATCTTTGAGACTATTGTTGAAATATCATCCACCCAACCCTTTCCTTTTGGTTCGAAGGATACATTTCCAAGAAATTTATGAGTCATAGGAATCAATCTCTTTTTTGCATACATGATTGAAATAATTTCAAAAAAGTGCTTAGATAATGAAGATTTCTTTTTGGATAATAAGTGGTTACAAAATTTCTGATATATCTCATATTGTAAAAAAACTAATAAATTCTTTTCATAACTTTGAGACAATAAAACACCGCCACTATCATCGCTATGGGCTATCAAATTAAAATGCACATTTTGTTTTTGTGCAATTTTTTCATTAAAGTATAATTGACTAAAAGCGTGTAACAAGCTAGATAAGTAATTGAAAATGCCCATCATAAAACTATATGGCATTGTTATCTCATAATCCCCATCTTCTCTTTTCTCGAGTAAGTCATACAGATTTTTCGTGTTAGAATTGTTTTTTAATATTTCACAATATCTAGACTGTATCCTAACTTTCTTTTTGAACATTAAATACCAAACTTGTAAAAAATAATCTACAAACTCTTTTGGTAACAGATTTTGCATACCTAATATAAAATAATAATATTTCCACAAATTAGACCTTGGTGCCCATTTTCTACAATCTAAGGTACAATAAGTTTTAACTTCTTCTCCACTTTCAAACTCAAAAACTTGACTATGGATAAATTTGGGTCTTACATGACTTTTTTTGTGGATAAGTTCATTTGGGGTCCAATTACAAAGTATCTTAAAAAATCTTTCTAGAGGCTGCTGTAGAACTTTGGTTTTCTCCGACATTACATAAATTTCTCTTGAACCTTTCCATTGATTTTTGTCTTTAATGTCAAACTCCAAGTTTATAGTCTTCATGGATTCAATTTTTTCTTGAAATGTTATTTCACCTTCATCAAATGCTCTTCTAAATTCCTTATTATTTGCTGGCAAATTTTTGACAAAATCAATTACTTCGTCTTGTACCTTATCATTAGAAAATAAAACATCATGACCTTTTTTTCCCCAAAATTCTCCTTTATTACTTCTCATTCCTTTACTAGTACTAATGTCGGTGTAAGAAGATTGCAATATTTTGGTGAAATCATGGGCTAAAGTTTCTTTCCCAACTAATCTTTTAAGATAATTACCTGCAAATTTACCTATACAAAATACAAGCTTGGGATCAAATTTAAAATCATCATTGAATACTTTGTCGATGTAATCATCATCATTACAATCTATTGAAGACTGCTCTAGAATTGTTAAAGGATCTTTACTGTAATTTTTTAGAAAGTATTGATGAGTTTCCAAAACTGATTTTAAGTTCTTTAAATGTTCATTAGTTCTATCAAATGGTGCCATAGTCATAAATAGGGTTTCATCAAACTTTTCAGCACATAAGTCAAAGTTTTCGAACTTGTGATCAGTAAAAATATCAAATATCTTTAGATCCTTAGCATTTTCATAAATTTGTATATATTTTTTTGAAAATAATCTTTGCATCAAATAAAAATAAGGATCATAATCATGATCAACCATACTTTCTACCAACTCTAAAACACTAGTGTGTGTTGACAGACTGTTCAAATACAAATATCTAAATGATCCAAACCAGATTTCAAGTTTTCTTCTTTGTGAGAACATATTCAAAACTTTACATGAGACAAATTTTAGGTATATTTCATAACTTAAATCACTCTCAAGCTGAGAGGAAAGAAAGTAATTGGAAAATGAAAAATATAATTCAGTTCCTTTTTTTGCCATTGGGAAGAAAAAAGTTTGCCAAGGAAAGACACAAAATAGTTTCCCATCATGTGATTCAACTATTTTAGAATATGAAGAGCAATAAAGCCATTTTAACTCTTCTGAAATAGGAAATATCAGGCTGAATAATCTTGTTTTTTTGGTGGATAATATCTTTTTACCACCTTTGACTATCAATAAGCAGTTTTTATATCCTAAATTGTCATACATAAAATCTTCCTTATTTAATTTTATGTTTGAATAATATAAGAGTGAATAACAGACTCTTGAAATGAACATTAAATTGTGCATTAAATTAGTCTTCAATAACCTTTCTTTTGATTCTTCAATTAATAGTAGCATTTCTGAGCAAATCTTTGAAAATTTGCCACCAGATACATCAGTGTTACTATGAATATCATCAACTACACTATCTAATCTTTCTGTGAATAAAAATTCCAGGAAATTATCAAATTTACTCTTTAACTCAGACATATCAAATTCCTCACAAATTTTAATTTTCCCTTTAACTTGATTAAAATGCTCCATCTCTTCATTCCATTTGGCTTTATAAATGCTTCTTGGTATTGTGATTCTGTTTCTATACTTAGTTCTAGTTGGCTCATCAATATCTTCATTCATCTTCTTCTTAATGTTTGAATGTATTTGAAGTAGGTTTATTATTTCTTCACTAGGTTCAACATTAAATTCTTGTAGAACTTTTATCCAAGTTTCCTTTTTAAAAATGTTTTTTAATCTTCTAGCTAATTTATGATCCCCATTTAAAGCATTTAAAATATTCCTAAAAGCTTTGTTTTGTTCACTCATTAATTCATTTAATTTGTCGTAATCCATTTTCCTATCTACCACCATGTCAGTACTTTTAACTTCCTTAATGCGGGATAATATGATATCTGTGATAGGTTTTCTTGTCTTTATTTTAATTTCAGAGTACTTCCCTAACTCAAACCCTTCACCCACAGGGAAAATAAATGGATTTTTATTATATATTATGACATTCTCTGTTTTTGTTCTTAAATGAATAAGCTTTTCATTATAATCTTCTTCGATCTTTAAAACTTGACCTTCTAAAGAGCTATTTGACAAAAGTTGATGCTTAGTTAGGTCATCATTATTTACAGATCTCATTAGCCTTCTATAAAAAGTATTTTCATATACTTCTGTTTCAAAAGTTTCCTCTGTGTAAATTTCTCTTTCATCATCCATTTCCAAATTAGCTGCACCATAAATTTCAAATGGATTATCACTATCATCAAATACTCCATAAGTTTCTACGTACTTCATAACTTCCATGGATAAATTTTGTATCAAAGTTAGCAAAACATTCTTGGTAACTCCATCCATCCTACTATCTATGTAGACTGTATTAACTCTCACATTAACTATAATCTTGAATTTAGACTTATATCTAACATTTTTCAGATCTCTTTCTAATTGATAAGAATTTCTCTTTATTCTATTAAATATATTTTGTGATCTTTGTCTTTTAATACCTACATTCTGGATTGTTTTCTGAAATTTCATATCCAGATTATCAAAAGACTTGGGTTGTTTGAATAAAACATTTGTTGAAACTTCTTCATTCATTAACAATTCAGGTAACAACTCAGAAATATTATATTCCAAAGAGTTTAAGTTTTCATGCAGAGCATTTAATTCTGAGCCTGGGTCTACAAAAAATTCAATGTCCAGCAAATCAGATATTTGTATAATGTCATTTAAAGCATTGGAGTCAACATTGCTTAAAACCAAAGAAGGGTAAAAACTATAAACTTCTTCTTCTCGCATTTTAAGGACAGACATTTCATAATCGTATTTGGTCCAAGATTTTTTGTTTTTAATAGCGGATTCAATGTTCTTAACTACAGTAAATTCTATCAAAACCCATTTATTTCCAAATTTTGGAAAAAATCAGGGGTTTTGTTAGATTCTATTCCAAATTCGCTAAAAGGGCGTTCCTCAGTGGAAGGGAATCCCAATAATTCCAAAAACTTTGTTTTAAAGCAGTTATGTCTCAATTTGTAGTATGTTTTAGAGTCTTGGTTAGTCAATTTAAAGTTCTGTTCCTTTATTTTCAACCTACTATCAACGTATTTGTAAAGATCAGTTAAGGTCACATCCTCATTAAGACAAGTTGTTGGGTTCGATTTGATTACAGTCATAATCGTTTCTCTTTTATTGTTTTT